AATAACGTTCTTATCCACACTCACAGGGTAGCGAAACGTCGGCACCGAGCTGCTCGGACGCTGAGACTGAAACCAGAGCTGGCTCGCTAAAGCTGCGTTTTCGAATCGGCTTATTGGAGATGGTAGCCCCTAGATCGGGCTGATCTGGACCCTCTGGGCCAAGTACACCATGGTCGTCTCGGCAGGAAGCATTCGCCAGCGCAGAAGCGCCTGGGTCATTGCGTCCACTTGATCATCGTGCGCGCCGTTCGGGAACTGGACGCATTCTTCAATGAAATCGTTTACCCATGGCGCGTAATCCGGGTGCGGAAGGAAAACATTGCCAGCTTCGACCAAGGGGCTGACAGCGGCCGCGCGCGCGACCTTGCCTCCCTGCGGATTTACTGGGAGCAGACCAGGAATCTCATAGTCCAGCATCTGAATTACGGCTGAGCCGTTGGCCTTGTCCTCAATCAACTTGGCGATGGTCCCGGGCCACTTCTGGCTGAGCCCGCGAATCGCTTGCAAAGTAGCCGGGCAATCCATGCGCGCACGAACCTGATCTCCCAACAAAAACATGCCGTCCAAGCGAGCCCATACCTGTCCCACCACATAATCCGAGGTCAAAAGATCCTTGAAAGAGCAATCCCAGGATTGGATCTGTTCATCGACTCGCTGCGGCGCCTCAATCGCCTCGATCGATCGCATGGTGCCGTCGGGCATCCGCACCAGAACCGGAGGAAGGTTAGCACCGCGTGGCTGCCAATAGCGGAACCAGTGGCGCTTGAAAATTCCCCCACCCGCGGGTGATGGACGCTGTTGAAGCTGTCCCGCAGTTCCGTAGCTGCCGAGACTGATTTTCAGCGCTTCGATTTCAACGGGCCCAAACCGCTCAGCCCACAGTAGGGCTCCTATTTTGTCGCGGGGATCGATGAAGCCGATCGAAGTGGCGCCAGTAGGGCCTTCATACTCGGCAGGCAGGCAAAGAAGATCCCAGCCGCCTTGCGGCAATAAATGGCCACTCAGATCCTGTTGGTGACAACGCTGCATCACAACCACTTTCGCTGCAGTCCTGGGATCGTTGACGCGCGTGGACATCACCACGTCATACCAGTCCGTCGTGGTCTTGCGAATCGAATCGGACTCGGCCTCCTGCACGTTGTGCGGATCGTCGCAAACGATCCGGTCCCCACCTTCGCCCGTCGCCGCCCCGCCCACTGATGTGGCGATGCGATAGCCGGAACGGTCGTTGTCGAAACGGGTTTTGGTGTTCTGGTCACTTGCGAGTGCGAAGCGGTCGCCCCAGAAGCTCTGATACCAAGGCGACTCGATCAGGGTTCGGCACTTTATCGAGTCGCGTATGCTCAGGGAAGCCGCGTAGCTGCTGTAGAGCCACCTTCGCTCTGGGTGCAGAATCCATTCCCAAGCCGGCCATAAGACCGATACCAGCAGACTTTTCATATGTCTGGGTGGCACGTTGATCAACAGATTGCGGATCTCACCGCGGGTCACGGCCTCGAGATGATCGATGATCGCGTCGATATGCCAGCCAGGGACGAAGGGCGTAAGAGGCTCGATGATAGGCCACGCCTGGCGCACGAATTCTCGAAAAAATCTTGTGGCCAGTTCGCGCTCAACCTTTGCGCGGGCGTTCGGTTTTTGCAACCAGAAGGCTAAGCTGTTTGAGTTCGTCATGGGTAAGCTCTCCAAGTTCGGGTGCAGGGCCGATCACGATCGGACCACCGCCCGGACCACTGTGTTCGTTGCTGAAGTAATCCTTGTAGCCCAGGAGATTCTTGGCCAGGAAGATGTTGGCTGCGGGATTGCCTTTCTGGGCCAGGGCCCACAGGCTGCGGCGCAGCGAGACACGTCCCCGAACCTTACCGTGCTCCATGGCTTCGGCAAATGCGGGCTGGCTCTTCCGGCGCTCGATCGTGCGCAAGCTCACGCCGAGGAAGGAAGCGATCTCCGCCTCGGTACACTGAAGCGCGGCGAGTTTCTCGACGTCCTCCAGCTTGATGGTTACTTTCTTGCGGCCCGAGCCGTTCCGTTTTCCACCGGCCATATGTGTCCTTTCCCAGTCGAAGATTTCACGGGTCCAATGCCTGGCGACGTTTGTTGTTCGAGGATTCGCCGCTCAACGGACCAATCCGAAATCGCCAGGCACAGCCCAGCAACATCGCTATGGTTAGCACGAAGCGCTTCTTCAGCGGCCGCGATCTCGCGTTCGCAACGCTCGATCTCAAGCGACGCTGGGTATTCGCTCTGCAGCGATGTCGTCGAAGCTGCGCTTGGTTCCATCGAGGATGGCCTCCTTTCCAGTAAACTGCTGCCACCGCTGAACGATTACGTCGCAATACTTCGGATCAAGCTCCAGTCCGTAGCAGACTCGCTCCGTCAATTCGGCTGCCATCAGCGTGGTTCCGGAACCTAGGAACGGATCGAAAACGATATCGCCTCGCTTGATGTGATTCAGGATCGGGCGCCGCATCAGTTCGACAGGTTTTTGAGTCGGATGATCGTACTTCTCTTCCTCTGACGCGCCCATGATCATTTTTGGGCTTGCGGCGTCCCAGACTGTTGTGTTCTCTCCGGGCCTTCCGTACCACGGAGCGTTCTTTTTACGAACGTACCAGCATGGTTCGTGCTGAAACCAATATTGCGATCTCGTCAGCGCCGCAACCGTCTTTCGCCAGATGATCTGCTGGTGATGTACGAAGCCGATCCGCAATAATCCGCTCAGAACCTCAGATGTGTATCGCGAAGCGTGCCATATATACGCTACTTGTAGCGATGGAGCCAGTTCGAAGGCGTTCGACCAATCCGCCACCGTATCGCCCGAAATTGTGGTCCGGGTGTGCCCTTCGATGCGGCGCTTCATGTAGCTCGGCTCGGCCGGCCCGCGCTTGTTGATTCCGGCTCGGTCGCGCCATTCCGAATCCAACTGAACGCCGTAGGGTGGATCAGTGACCATAAGCACAGGCTTGCGTCCATCGAGGACTCTAGCGACGGCTTCCCTGCTCGTCGCATCTCCGCATAGAACGCGGTGCGCGTCGAGCTGCCATAAATCTCCAAGCTGCGTCGCCGCGACGTCAGGTAGCGGCGGCGCCTCGTCGGCTCGATTCTCATCCAGCGGATCGCGCAGCAGGGAGTCGAGTTCGTTGACGTCGAAACCCGTCAAGCTCAAATCGAAATCCAGGCCGTCAAGTTCCGAGATCTCAAGTGCGAGGAGCGTTTAATCCCACGATGCTTCCTGATTGGTGCGATTGTCGGCCAGGCGAAGACCACGGATTTGCGCCGGCGTTAGGTCGCGCGCTACATGCACGGGGATTTCGGTCAGGCCGAGAAACTTCCCGGCCGCGCGCCGAAGGTGACCGATCACGATGACGTCGTTTGCGTCTACAACAATCGGTTGTCGCCAGCCGTACTCACGGATAGAGGCAGCCACTTTCTCCACTGCCTGGCCGTTCCACTTGCGAGCGTTCTTGGGGTAATCCTGCGGACGATCAATCGGCCAGACTTCGATCTGCATGTTGCTACTCCGGGGTAATCCGGCGATGGGTTTCGGCTTCATCGTGCAAGTCGCTCCTTGTGCGATGTTCCCCGAATACCAATTCCGGGATTCATTCGTCAACAGAGAGTTGCGCGCGATAACCGCAATGCCATTGAGACACAGATCTGACCTATAGGGTCGAGGTTACTCAAAAACGATGTCGGGGAACAGCCCGGTCTCATCCCTGTCGTGGAGCCAATTCTGCGGCCGTCCGTTCACCAGAGTCTCGATTTTCCGTACGAGTACAACAACAGTGTCTACGAGCTTCCCGACCTCGGCCTGGGTGAGACTCATGATCACAAGCTCCTTCTTGGGGTAATCTTCTATGGGGTCGAACGAAGCTGAGGCGTGAACGATCGCGTCACGAAAGTCTTTAGCAGTCGTCACGAAGTACTGAAGCTCCGGACAGGTGTTCTCATCGATTGGCGGGAACTTCGAACCGGTAATGATTCGTGGATATTGCACGAGCTTGTCCCTTGTGCTCACGAACCGATAGCGGTTTCTCGACGAATCCCACTCAGTCAAGAGTACCCGGTCCTTCTCTGAGAGTTGCTTGCCGTGCGCGTGGACGTAATCCGTCGCGAGGCAATTGATGTATCCTTCGACGAAATAGAATGCAGCCGACACGGTCGACCTCATCAGTGA